TGGGATGGGATAGAAATATGCTGCACCGGCAAGTGGAATTTCCGTTGCTCGGGCCGGCAACCATCGTTTGATGGCAAATGACCACTCTGCTTCTTCAAGTGTTGCATCACGTGCAAGAAAGTAATTCGTCTTCATCAATATGGCAGATGGCGAATCATCTTCCAGTGAAGTGATCTGGTCTGCTCCAATCCATGTCAGAGCAATATTTACGATGTCAATTCGTGCACTCATGGTTAATCCGTTGGTGACGTTGAGGAATTGTTGATTGTTCCAACCTTATTCCAATTGGCTTTTGATCCAAGGTTGTTAGTGAAATCACCGTCAGGTACGAATATATCCGGCTGTACTCCGGTTGGGAGTTCTCCTGTCGGACCCAAACTGACAGGCTTTAATGCAGCGTCATAGAACTTCCTGCGATTTGCTTCAACACTAAAATCAATGTAAGTGTTATCTTCCCATATATGACTCGCATCAAATGGAGTGGCTCGTCCTCCAAATAAATCATACCCAACACCAAAAGTAGCACCAGCATCACCCCAATCAATAGTCCCACTGTTGAGATTCTTAGTTATGTCTACTGCACAATTAACGTCATTCACATAAGCATGTGCCGCACCAGTGACGCTATTAACAGAAATCAAAACAGGGAACCAAGTATCTGCCTGTGTGCCGTGTACATTCTCATATGTATAGACATTGAACGAGCAGTTTGTTGCTGATAGGTTGTACTCTATTCCGTTGTTACTGCTTCCACCAGCGTTATTCCAAACCCCATCCATCCTAAAGCGATTTGTAGAACTTTTCGTGTCCTGCATATATCGTTGATTCGGGGTATTAAAAGGAACCAGTATAAAAGCGCAGAACGCAAACTGCGTTGAGTTAGTCACTGGTGTTTCTACAGCCGTATAGTAATTGCCAGCGTTTCCGGTTAGTCGTTTACCAGTAGTCTCATATGAACCACCACCACCACCACCTGCCCAATACTCTGCCCACATATCCGGCAGACATGTGCTAGTTGCACCCCAAGCTACAAGGAATTGATAGGCAGCAACATTCCAATTCAGAGCAGTGGCACCACCAATGACGAACAGTTGATACCATGCGTCATTGACGTTATTGGAAGTTGCGCCCAAGGATTGTAAATACTCGACTTCAGTGCCGACTGCACTGATGACAGTACCTTTATCGTCACTGCGATGTGTCATCAGTTAACCTTTTGAGTTGATTCCAGATACCTTTCCAATGCACGTAACACATGTGGTGTAAGTGTTGAACCTGGAAGTGGTTGGAATAAATCACCATACCAGATGGCAACTTCCAATTCTGTTGGAGCGTTCGATATTGAAATTGCTGCTCCTGCTGCACCGGCAACATGATTCGCTGCAAGTGTCAGATGGGTATCATCAGTGATCACCGATACAGTAAGTAACTCTGTGCCGATCTTCACTACATCACCAACCACCAATTCAGTTTCAAACTCTGTGGTAACACCAACAACTGCTGCGGTGCCAGCAGAAACGGTAACTGTACCGGTCAATGCTGTGACATCTGCAACGTCAAATCCTGTTGCAATCATCGACTTCAGTGCCGGTTTCTTGACCTTGGCAAATGAATGTTTACCAGTTGATGGAGTTGTCGAACCTGCTTCCCTGAGTTTTTCAAGGCACCGGCGAATACCGGTAACTTCCATATGCTTACCACCACCATGAGCATTACCGATCCAGACAAGGCAAACCCCTGCTGCAACTGCAAATGCCGGAGCAAGGACTGTTGATACCACATAACTCGGCTTTTGCTGAGTATCCAGTGTAATTGCGACTTGAACACCCATTACTGTTTACTCCTTTTTGCTTCACGTTTGAGCAATTGCCGTTCATCTTTCCGCGACAAAGGTTTAACTGCTTTCTTCTTGGTGGTTTTCTTGCTGACTTTCTTGGAGGTTTTTGAACTTCCCATGACTCTCTCCTGAAACGTATTGCGCCCCCCACGAATGTAGGGGGCGGTATAGCTTAAACGAACCTGCTAACTATCAGGGTGCAGGTACGGTGTCATCCAGCATACGACAGACAACAACCTTTTCGTCCTCAATGCGTACAGCACCAGCAGTAAATTCTGCGTAAGGCCGCCAGGCATAGTTGATGCTCGGATCACGTTGGATGAATGCGGTCACATCTTCAGGGGTATGGAACCCAAGTGCATCAGCAGTCATGAAGATAATATCCTTCGTGTCTACTGCCGGTGACAAGGCAGTCAACAGGTTGGACATGATCCACGTGTAGCCCATCCAGTTTGGAACGATTCCACCACGCTGCAATGCTGCTGCCTGAACATAGTCAGCACTGGTTTGCTCGGTGAGGTTCATCAGTTCACGAACCTGTTGTGGTCCGACAATGGCAACCTTCGGAATATCCATTTCGATGTCATTGGTGTTGAACTTCTGAGTTACCTCAGTCACCAGATCGAAACTCATTGGATCGGAATAGTCACCGATAATCTGACCGGCAGGAAGTGCAACCGGAGTTGGAACGATGTCCGTTGGAAGATCACGCACTACACTCAATGCCCCACCGATTGCAGCAGCAATCAGCAAACGATCCTTCTGTCTACCGAGCGAATAACCGATACTCGTAACGAGTCGGGAATTCGGATCAGCAAGCATCATGGATGGGTCTTGCGTTTCAGTGACTTCATCGTCTTTCCAAGGTGTGGCAATTGCCATCCTACGAGTCCACACACGACCAGTACCATTGCCGGTTGCCTGTAAACGACCCTTGGAAGATGCTTCACCCTTTCCCAAACGATCCCAATTGCCTGTTTCTGCTTCATCAGACATGTGATCGCACCAAGACATCAGCTTGGAACCTTTCTGTTGGGAGAGTTGCCTTACGTTGTCGCGGAATGCGTCAACATATACTTGATCAACAGTTGCATTACTCATTTTGATTTCCTTAAAAAATTGCTAATTTTTCAAAGTAACCCATCACCCGATGGACTTTGTAACTCAAAAACCAACGGGCAATGAAGTAATCCGTCCTGTGTTTAAAATGATACTCTCACAAATCAAGCACTTCAAGCATATCTTTCAGGATGTGCTGCTTTCATTAATTCGATGTTCTTCAGCACCAACCTTTTATGTTCGACAGGATTGGTCAAACGATCAGTGAAATGTGGGTTTGCACGGAGTTCAGCAAGTTGTTCCTGTGCTTCTGCCGGTGCAGTTGTTGATACCGGATCAGGTTGATTGTGTGCCTGTGGTTTGCCAACCAGACTGACTGCCATGTTGTAATGCGCTTCAATCTGGTTTGCGGAATAATCGGAAAGTTGACCCATACCATTGTCGATGATGTGTCTTTCAGCAATTTTTATCCGGTCTGGATATGCTAATCCCCACGTGCCTTTCAATTCAGCATTCGCAACCAACAATGCCTCTGCCTGTTGTTCACTGACGAATGCACCCATTTCTGCCATTCGTGTTACATACTTCTTGAATTGTGCCTTGGACATATTTGTATCCACTGCTAATTGCTTCAATTCAGCAATTTGATCTGCCGGTATTTTCGCATCACCTGAATCGTATCCATCCGTATTTTCAGGAACACCAAGCATTGCATGGAATTCCTTCATCTGCTCTGCTGAATCAGGATTTGGTTTCAGCATCAGTTCCGGCATATGTGTCATCACCTTCTGATAGACAGTTGCCTTGTCTTCTGCTGAAGCATCCGGCCCGACCATGCGAATGGCATTACCCTGCATTGCCTTCGTGCTAACGAAAGACTTTGCAAGGTCTTCAACTGAATTGATGTCCTTCAGTGCTAACTTCAGTTCGTCTGATAAATTATCCTTCCATTCCATTTTGTATTCTCCTTTGAATGTATCTGATTGGATCAGAGGTTGCTGCTCTGACTGTGGTTTCATGTGGGGTTTCACCGACAATCTTGTCCGGTGCAAATAGTGCAATCAAATCTTTCAGTACAAACTGTCCTTCCCTGCACTGAAATAATTTCATGTACATTAAATCTTTCTCTCTGAGGATTGCTTGTGCGACTACTGCTTTATTTTTCATAAACTTTCCCTGAGTAACCTGGAGTTTACGGTGTGCTGGTGCATTGCTTCCACATTCTTGAACCTGTGATCCGGCATTAGTCCATCGTTGATCTGCATTTCCTTCAACAGTTCAAACCGTGCATACGGAAATGGTTCAGGCAGACCAAGATATGCCCAAATCTCTGTCATTGCTGATACCGTAAACAGGTCTTCAAAATCAATATGAAGTGCATTTAAGGTTTCGGTTGTTGATTTTAATCGTCCATTGATCCATTCAATACCTGAAGATGGCAGACCAACTCCACGACATGATTTTTCAACAGAACAACAATTTCTCCATACGATCACCCATTTTGCATTGGGTATTGCTTTCTGGATATGTGGGATCAGTGGAACCAACGCAGTATCGCAGTCACCCACGAACTTTGCCTTTGTGTGATTCATCTTCCTTCGCAATTCATGAAGTGACTTCATACCAAACAATGCTTCGTGATAGCAGAATGAACTACCCCATGTCAGAAAATTCGATAACCAAGCTGTTCCCGACCTTGGCAGACCGGTGATGAAATATTTACTCTGTTCCCTGATCAAGTGCTTGACCACCCTTTCCAATTGCTTCCATTGACTTGCCGGCTTGCTCTGCTTCAACCAGTTCCATCCTGCGTTTCTCTACTGCTGCCTTCTCAGCACGGAATTTCTTCAGATCGTCATCAGTTCTCATGATGATGGTAGGTACACCACGAACCTTTGCCAGTTGTTCAGCAACAATGTCCGGATCAACCTTATCCAACATCTGTGGATAGACTTCACCCAATGCTGCAAAATCGGCTAACAATGCTTCAATCGCATTGGCAATTTCTGCCTGTTGTGCACGTGGTATCGGGCCAGTGTAAGCAATGTCAAATTCACCGGTGATACCTTCAGGTGCCGGACGTACCTTTCCATTCCGCATCAGGATACCAATGGTCATGTGCAACAACTTATCCAAGAAATCATTCTGCAAACGACCAAGGGTGGATGCAAACTGTCTCATCATCCGTTCATACCGGACATTGACTTCAGTTGCAGTCATTGCCGGTGATTCTTTCAGTTCCAACTTATCAATAAAGAATGTTGCACGAATGGATGTCTGCAACCTGAAGACTTCCTGTTCATGCACATCAAACCGTGCACCGGATTCCAATACAGCAAGTTGATCCATTTCAGTAACCACTGTCAGACCACCGGCATTCAGATCAACATCACCGATCACACCACGTTCAGTTGTCATCAATGAAGGATCAATTGCTTTTGCTCTTGCTTCGGATGACTGCTTGACGGTTTCATTCAGTTGAAGGATGTCAGACAGTGCAACAAAGGCAGGTGAATGTCCCTGCTTGCTGCCGGCAACCTTTTTCCACACCGTTCTGAATGCCGGCATTTCGAAATAACCACCTTCTTCCAGTTCTTCACCGGTTAAAGTCTCATTATCACCTTCGGCAAGAATATACTTATAGCCCCAAGGACGTACCTTTGGTGCCAGTTTCAAAGGTTTGGTTTCTGCTGCTTTATATTCCTTCAATTCCTTTTCACGTGGATAAATGCAGAACCAGATGGTATATTTCCGGTCAACAGAACCACCTTCTTCGTGTGCTTTCTTCCACTTGTCAGACATTTCGAACCGGTCCATCAACTGGTATGCAGTGTATTGGAGTCTCCGATACAGTCGTTTCGGATTGCCTTTGTGATCTGCTTCGAAATAGCAATCACGTGTGGGTATTGCGGTGAAGTCGATACCATCCCAATTCAGTTCATCAACTTCTTCTTCCATCATGACACCGATACCGTATGAAACGATGTCCATCAGGAATTCTGCAACCTGAAGATCAAAGTCAGAATCTTTCAGTGCTTGCCATACTGCTTCTTCAAGGTCATCAAGCCACTGTTGCGCGTCAATGTCATCAGACAGTGCTGTATCCCTGAACCGGAAATCAAACCATTTGACTGCCGGTGAAACCAAATTCGCATGGATTTGACCGGCAAGCAGATCAGCGGAAGTGATTGCAGTGGAATCGAATATCCCTCGTCTACGCCAATCCACTTCATGTTCTGAATTCATGGGTCTGAAGAACTCACCGGAGTAGGGTCTGACGAATTTCTCAATTAACTGGTATGTGTTATCCAGTGTCTTGCGTTGAGATTCCAGTGCTGCTGCTCGTTGTACGATTGTCGTTGCGTCCATTGTCTTTCCTATTTAATCCCATTCCATTCAAATGAAATGTGGTTGAAATCTCCCCAATCACCACCCCATCTTGCTTTGGGATGCAGTGATTGCCAGAATGTTCCAAGGTCTTGCCAAGCAGGGTGATCACCGGTGATGTAATCATCAGTCACGAACAGGTTATAATCCTTTGCAAGTTTATGCAGATGGCAGGAATTAGGATGTCCACCATCTGCTGCATTTGCTGCTTCGGATACAGAACCACGTTCTTCAGTGAGTTTGTATCCACGCATCAGTGCATACTGAATGAATATTGCCTGACACTGAACGAATTCCCATTGTAAGTCTGATTTGCTCATTTGCCTTTCGCTGCTTTCCTTGCTGCTGCTGCTACTTGACTCTGAATTGTTCTGCGTGTTCTTTGGCTGCCTACCGTTGAATACTTTACAGCTTTCTTGGACTTTGAATCCGGTGCAATAGCACCCTTATGTCCTGCCTTCTTTCTGGCATTTATTACTTTCTGTGTCCTACGAACTGCTTTCACTCTGCTCAATTTTGTTTTCCTAACCATGATATTTATCCCATTGCCTTTTTAACTTTCGGTTTCTTACGGTATCCACGATCCATCTGCACACCATATCTACCTACCATCATAGCACCGTATCGCATTGCATCTAAAACGTCATCGTTCTTTGGTACCAACTTTCCTTCTTTCCGGTGGTACATCCGTTTCTCTCTGAAGAATTCCATGCAGGATTCAAATACCTTGAACCGACCATCACGCATTCGTTCATTCAACTCAAAGATTCCAGGTTCAACGGAAAGACTACCATCAACATTTTTGAAATCGAGTGTACGTGTCAGGCCGGCATCAGCATAGAATCTCCGGATGGTCTTACCACTTCCCTTTTCTCTGGTATCGACATCATGTGGAAATACGCATGGTGCAAAACTCCAATAACTATTTGCTGCTGCCGTATGAGTTGCAGCATTCTCACCCTTGACTGCATACGTTTTGACCAAGTACATGACATCCGTTTCACTTGAATATGCAATCCACGCTATTGCTGTGGGGTGATCAATACCCAAATCCATTGCACGAATGCACCGGAAGTAAGGTGGTATTTTGAAGTCAGGCACCATAATGCGTGATTCTGCCACCGGATAGACCAGACCTGAACCAAAGAATGGAATGCCTTTTGAACGCATTTCCTTTTCATGTTCAGGGATACCGGAGAGAATCATTTCCTGAATCTCCGGTGTAAGGTGTGGGCATTCCTTCCAGGCAACTGGCCCGACCAGATGTTGATCCTTCGATGGATTTTCCAGAAAGGTTGTGACCAGTTCAGTTGCGCCCAATTCCGGTGTCATCGTGTACCGGATTCGACCACCGTTACCCATATTTGCTGTGGTAGTTCTGGTGATCAACTGACCGACCAATGCATCCGGTGGACACTCATCCACCCAAATCAAATCTATACTGCTTCCGGCAAAAGAAAGTGATGCTTGACCGGTCTTGGATGCGGTATATGCTCTGAGAACGACCACGGAGTTACCAAACTTTCCTTTGACTGTAACCCTACGCGCAAGACCAACGGACTGTTGTGACCATTCAACCCTGACGATTTCATGTGGATGAATCCACCCACCGGTGAACTTCCTGTTTTCATCAACTTCTCCGAACAATTCTGCCTGAACAACGGTCTTCAACTGTTCAGCATCAACACCCATGCACAATACATATGGAGCATGGGTTTGTTTAAACCCTTCCCACCAATCCGGATAATCACCGGTAATATCACAGGCAGTATGGAAACCGGCAGAGAGAGTTTTCCCTGTCCGGTTTGCTGCCATGAGCATTGTCTGATGGCAGGTGGAATAGAATGCTTCAATCTGCCAAGGATACCAGGCAGGTGCGAATTCCCGTTTGTGGGTTTTCTTGTAATCGGCAACCAGTTCCATAGTGCTCACATACTCAGCATAGTGAGCATGTTGGATTTCTTCAGGGGTTAACGCAACTTCAGTCATTTACCGATATGCATCCAGTATCCAAATGCGATCACACGGTTTGCGATCCAATTCCAAACTTTGATAAAACCTGCTTTTAATTTAGCCTTATTCAAAACAACTCTCCCTGTGGGTGGTCTTCTGGTTCATCGAGCATAGCAAGTAATTCCTGCCACAATTCCCATTCAGTCATTTTTATCAACCGGTGGAAAATCACTTATTGAGTGAACCATTTCCGTTTGACGAAACGATTCATTCTCATATTCATAAATATGCATGGTGGTGGCAATCACGATCTTGTCACGATGCACCACCATCGAAACGATTTCTTCCGTTATATCGGCAGTAAATATCATTTTGGGTTTGTTCATCTATTTCTCCGTTGAGATTGCTGCGTAATATTCTGCCGGTGTCATCTTCTTCACCGGATAGCACTGGCATTTTGTTGTACAGGGATTGGATATGCAGCATTGTGAATCGAGTGCCACCATTGCTGAATTGATATTGCCAGAAAGTTCATGTCTTCGTTCAGTGATTGCCGGCAATAACTTTGACTCATCCGTTGAGTGGAAATTCAATCCCTGCATGTTCTTCCCCGAAAGATTGGATCATACTCCAAATTTACGATAAAGCGAAGCGACAGGAAAAAAAAACAGGAGCATAATCAAGACTCATCAATGGAGAATCAAATGGCAAAGTCAACCATCTACACCAGAACCATTGCTTCAATAAGGAGGCTTGAAAAAGAACATCAGAGATTGCTTTCTTGGAAAACAACAGCCGAAGGACATGCAAACCACATAACATCACTGGAGTTGCAATTACGTCAAGCCTACATTCGCATGAATCGAATGGAGGCAATGCTGAACCCAACTGATGAAAACGAACAAGATCGGCTTAATTTTGAATTAGCTGAATTGACACACATCAACCCATGCATAGAGAGAATCAAATGAAAAAGAAAGTCACCAAGAAGCATAGCAAGACTGAAGTTCAGTTCTTGCAGGATCGTGTTCGCTCACTGACCGTCAAGGTCAACAAGATGGCAGTCAGAGCAGGACAAGTTGACACCCTCGTCCTGAAGTTCGCAAAACGACTCAGCAACATTGACGTTCACACGATTGAACCGGAACTTGATAAAATCCGTGCATCAGCTTGTCGGACCCACAAGTCACTCAACAAAGATGCAAAATCACTTCACGACATTCTGGCAGCCTACATTGCCCGATCCAGTGCAGTCACACAAACGACATGGTATGTGAAAAACCACCATCCGGAACAAGCAGATGCCTACTGTCAAAAAGCACTGTGGGCATACGATACAATGCCACCGGAGTTTTGGACGAACCAACACAAGACCACAACCATCGCAGAATGGATTGCACTCATCCAGAATGCCTACAACGACCAACCTAAAAAATCAGTGGATAAAACATGATGACTAGATTTGTATTCGACTATTGGATGGATGGCTACGACACTGAAGAAGAAATGATCGAAGCATGTAAGAAGTACATCTACGACCAGTTAAATTTCACTGCTTCTGGTGTTGGCAAAATTAGCACAGTAGATGACCGCATCCAAGACCTTCAGGCGCAACTGGAAGAATTGCTGCTGGATCGAGGTAGACGGGACGCAAAGATCGCAGTGCTCACTTCCGTACTGGCAAAACTGGCACGTGATGGTCAGCAAGAATATGCCCAAAAGATGCTGAAGAAATCAGATGAAGCGTGGATGAACGTCAAGCAAGAAGATTTGGTTGTTGCTCATGTCCAATCAATCACCTTATAGCATGATACCGTTTATCAGATAAAACATACCGTTCATCGGAAAGTCAAGCAAATATCAACTACTTACAACAGGGGTAGTTGATTTCCCACCCTACTTATGTGATAGCCTATACAACAAGGCAGCCGTTTAAACTTCCAAACTAAACCTTCCTAGTCAATCCCAAACCTACCAATAAACCAAATCGCAACTCAGATTGCGACACAAAACAAAATTGGGAAAAAAAAACTGATGGTAGTATTGATTCTTGATTCTTTGTCCGGCAGCAGGGGGGTAGGGGGCCTGGAATCGGTTAATCTTCAGATCGTTTTTCATTCACAGGTTGTTCACAGCTTGTTAACAGCTTATCCACAGGTAGTTTGTCAGCTTGATGATCATCACCATTCATATCATTCAATGGTTTAGCATCATGTTCTAATACACCACCTACCTTATGTCCTACAACCTGATGGTTTGCAAGGGTATTCCATACATCTTCAGGGTTCTCACCCAATGCAATTAAACGTGCATCCAAGTCCCACTTTGTTAAACCTACATGATTGACAGTCTGTTCAACAGTTACAGCCTGAAGGTTTGGAAGTATCTTATCTATCAAGCGTAAGGACACCATTGCAGCAGTCTTGTCTATTTCAAGAGTACCTTCTGCAACTTGTATTAATCTTGTTAACACATTGCTGCCTTTGATCTTTTCTCTCCATTTATTTTGCATTGATATATGCTTTTGATTTCCCATTGTTTTTTCCATGTTAAGTGTGGGTATTTAGAATGGTATCAATTGAAAGTGTGTTTGTATTGTTTCTGGATTCAGTGTTGTTCAATATCATGGTGCAATTATTTCACCTTGATTGATTGACTTTCCTGTATTTTTACGGGCACCACAACAACACAACACAACGGAGAGTCTTATGAACACCAACACCAACACCACCACCGGACCGGACAACGGGAAACAAGTACCGTTTGTTCAACCGGTTGCAGCAGATGACAGACCACACAACAATGACCGGTACAAACGTGATTCTGCAATTTACACACTCAATATTGTTTTAGAGTGTAAAACCATTCAAACCATTAAATTTGGTGCCGGTCTTACTCTTGCTGGATTAGCAGACCGGTATGCCAAACGTGGACATACTGTTGAACTTGCTGATGGTGGTAAATACTTCATAGGTAATTCTTGCTTGTATATTGATTGGATTGATAATGATCAGGCAATGCCTTCAGGTTCATATATATCAGTGGATGGTTTTGAAGATTCAATCATCACCGCAAGTTCAATGATCAATGCACATCAACACATTTTAAACACACTCAATAAATAGACAACGGAGAAAAACCATGTATCAAA